GTCCTAATCACCCGCACGGGCGTTTTGCCTGGGAGGACCCGCTTGCTGGCAGGCCATGGCATAGGCCTAGGGGCGGCGGAAACAGGCCATAGGGCGCGTTTTCAATGGGGCAAGCTATCGCCCTACCGCGCAATGGTAGGCGCGTTCTACGGGGCGTTTTCGGGGCAGTATCGGGGCGCGGACTCTACGTATACCGCGCGGCCTATAGGTATAGGTAAAGCCCCGACGCGATAGGGCGCGGGGCGCAATGCGCGGGGCGCGCGCAAAAGAAAAGCCCCGCGCAATGGCGGGGCAAGGTAGAGGATAGGGGCGCGGGGCTTAGGTCAATTCATGCGCAATGAGTCGCGCTAGCGTTTCACGGATTGGAGTCGCGCCAGACTCGAGCCGCTTATAGTGGCGCGGCGATAGGCCTATCCTATCTGCCATAGACTCCTGCGTTAATCCCCTTGCCAGGCGCATTGCGCGCAAGCTTTGCTTATCCATTGCCTTGCGCCTTTCGCTTTGCCGCGCTTGCGTCGGCCATGATTGTCATTGCTTCTAGGACAATCCCCATTGCGTGCCCCTTATCGGTCAAGCCCGGATTGTCCGCCATAAGGCGCAAGGCGCGCGTCTCTATTTCTTCCACTAGGCGATAGGCCATGGCGCGCGCTTCCCTATCTGATAGGGCCATGATTAGACTCCCTTCCCATTAATGGCAGGCGCGGAGTCTATAATTTCCCATGCTTTCGCCGCGCCTATCTTTTCCTCTAAATCCTGAATTGCTAGCATAGCGTCGGCGCGCTTATCGCGTCGGCGATTGGAACGGTGGTTTAAAATCATATAGGGGCGCAAATCACAAATCCGACGCCCCGTCGCAATATGCGATAGCGTTTCGCCGTGAATCAACGCCCTAAGCTTTCGATTGCCCAAAGGCAGGATTGCGACGATTCCAGACTCTTCGCGCGTTGTGCCGTCGGAAAGCGCAAGCTTGATTGTCGTTTTCTTTGCCATAGTTTTGACTCCTATTGTCCTAAGCCGCTTCGCGCATAAAAGCCGCTTCGCGAAGCAATTGCCAATATTCCGACAAATCCGCGCCGGATTGTTCTTTCCAGCGGACAACGAATCCGCTTGTATCATGCTTTGCCTTGCGCCCCTTTGGGGACAATCCGACAATAAATCCCCCCTTAGCGTCAAGGTGGCGCAAATCGTGCTTATCGCCGTCTATAACGGGGAATCCGGCAAAGCTTTCCGGCAATCCGTCGGCAAATACCATTGCGACGTTTTCGCCTGCCAGTAGGGCATTGACGCAAGCCGCGCTATTTTCCGCGCTATAGGATAGCGTCAAATCCAAATTAACAGGCCGATTGATAAGCCGCTTTGGATTCTTAGTATATTCGACAAATTGAATCGCCGGGAACAATTCCAGAATTGTCCGCGACAATCCTGCCATTGCCGGAAAGCGCAAAGCTTTCGCCGTTTTATCGTCAATCACAAATTTAATTCTCTCCCAAACAATATCTGTTGAACCGTTAAGCCGAACGCAAAGCTTAAGCCCTTCGCGCGTCGCTTTTGCGTCAAGCTTGACGATATCGCGGACTAGGCGATTCATATATTCACCGCGATTGCGCATAAACAATTGTGCCTTAAGGCGGCGGCTTTCGCGCGTCGGATTTGTTCCATTTTCCAAATCCGAAACGATAGCGGCTTGTCCGCTATATTCGCCAAGGCAAAGCGCAATGCAGGCCAGGCTTGCATGAGAGCAAAGATTGCCGACTCCGCCTAGTTTATAGGGCGCGATATACTGAATCGCATTAAGATAACCAAAGCCGCTTGCCTTTGCGGCTTTCGCGCTATCGGTTGAAAAGAGTTGCGGATAGTAATTTGCTTTTGCCATGATTCTAATTCCTATTTTCTAAAGCTTGAACGATTAGAGACTAGCGGAAAGGCAAGCTTGATTGCCATTGCAAGCGGTTTGAATATCGGATTCAATGCTATGCCAAGCGGCAAAGATTCCGATTGCGAGTAGGATTGCGATTCTAAGCTTAAGCATGATTCAGACTCCTACATCAAAATGCTTGATAACCAGCGGCACGCGCCATGTTCTTAATGCGGACGATATCGCTAGTTTTATAGCGACGCGTTGTAAGCTTGCGCCCGTTTTCGCCATAGTAGGAAACGGAAACGTCAAAAGTCCAATAAGTGATACGAATATGCTTGCGGGGCGCGGGGCGAACATAGGCCGCCTTTGCCGGGGCGCGAAACATAGCGGAAAGCTTTTCTGCGATTGCCTTAAACATTGCCTTATACCTTATATTAAAGCCCCGTTCCCGGCGGCGATATGGGGACAATATGTCACCTTGCGGAGTCGGTCAAGCGATAAAGCAAAAATTTTTGCAAGGTGACATAGCGGCCTGTCCGCCTGGCAATCGCTAGGGCAGAGTCCGCCCCATAAGCTTAAAGCGATAGGGCGCAACGGATTGCGCTAGGCCCGAAAGCTTAGAAGAAAATTGTTTGTTTTCCGCGTTTTACGCGGCTGGCAAAGCATTGCCGGATTGCCGTATAGGTATTTTTACCTAAGCGGATAACCCTATACATACGTTGTGCCGCGTAGGTAGTTTCGCATAGGTAGTAGGTAGATACCCCTATACGATTTATGGGCCAAAACCCCCATACGATTTATGGAGCAAAATTCTGGCGCACCCCCCATACGATTTATGGAGCAACGCCCCCATACGATTTATGGAGCAAAAATTTTACGCCGCAGCGCGAACGCCAATAATTTTCGCGCACTCGTTCGACCAGAACGCAAAATCGTAAACTGGTTCGCCATTTGCGTCGTAACGCTCAAGGCCCTGGCGCGAGGCATTGCTCAACACCAGCATGAGATCATTCAGCAGCGCCAGTGCGGATGCGTGGTTTGGGCTATCAGGGATAAGGTTGTCGTTCATGATTACATCCTGCTCATATATCGGTTTATGATCCGGTTGAAGTGCAGCGGCAGGCTGTAAGCCACCTGACGTTCACCCACGCCGAAATAGTCGTATTTCTTTTTATACCCTTGCCCAGGCTTTGCAACAACCAACATGATGCGAGTATTGCTACCATTACGCTCAATAATGACGGGAGTGCCGCTTTTGCTCCTAAGGTAGTAATAGGATGTTCCCTTGCGGTCCTTTTGACGGCTTTTGGGCATTGCCGATCTAGCATAGTCAGAAAGACCACCAAGCTGGTGCAACATTTGAGTGTAGCGCGCCCCAGAGATGTCTCCTGAGTTGTTCTTTGGGTAATCTCTGCCCATAGTTGTGATGTCCCCGGCCTGCATCAGGCCAAGACCCATCAATCGCCGTTCAGACTTTTTCTGCCGCCTTGCTCCACCAAACACATGCGGCTTAACGATGTCCTCTGGCGACTTTCCAACCGGGAAGAACTCAAAGTACGTCCCGGCCTTCATCACGCCTTGGCCCATCTTTCCGCCAGGGTAACGCTTCTTGATCCCGTTCATGATGTAAGGCGTAGGATTATTGAAGACTTGCTTCATCTCCAGCTTCTGGCGGGTGTGCAGATCGTCAACCGTATCGGACAAAGCGCCAGTCACCGCTTTGCGGATGATGTCAGGCGTTTGGGCAAGCTGACGTAGCTTGCGATCCCAATCATTGGTGTCGATCTGCAACGCCAGCATCAATCGGCCTCTTCCCAGAGCGAGCAAAAGTTGTGCGGGCTTACAACAGGGTTGAAGAAACGAGGATGCCCCCGATCATCAAGGTTCGTAAACACCGGAGGATTGACCCGGCAGTAACCATGCGTCCCAGCATGGCTTGCCCGATACCAGAAGCAGTTTTCACAGGTTTCGTCATTGTCATTTACCATTCTCTAAAACCCCGATTAGCTTATCCAAGTAGTGTCTTGCCTTCTGGTAATCTATCACAGGATCGCCTTTAGAACCAGCCCTAGCAAGATACTTGATGGCATTGCCCCGTAGGAAGCCAATGAACTGTTCCTCGGTTAGCCATGCCTCCATGGCATCCCAAGGCTGTACGGCTTTTGTCCGGTAGTGGTCACCGCCGATTTGAATGTCGCTCATCTTATTTCCTTCCATAAAACTCAGTGTGATTGTTAGGGACATCGGTAAATAGATACCAGCAGCAATTATCCTTGCCGGTCATTTTTGATCCCTCGATCCATTTGACACGGCCCACCGACACAATCGCCTCCAGCCTGTCCATGTACGGCGCTGCCTGCTTGGTGTGCATCCAGTCCGCATCAAACAGGAGCCATGTCGGAGCCTGTGCCGAGAGATGGTCGATTAACGGATGCAGGATGCGCCGGTCCCAAGGCGGATTCGTGATGAAGCAATCAGCCATCCCAATTTCGGCCTTGAATGCATCAAGCGGCAAAATCCACTCCGCCCTTGGTTCAATGTCATATGCCCCAACGCAAGCATGACCATTAGCCGCCAAGTGATTAATCAACCGCCCATCGCCAGCGCATGGCTCAACGAATACCGTCCCTGGCATCAGATGCTCCAGCAGTGGCACCACAGCTTCATATGGTGTCGGGTAGTAGTCCCGCTCGACCCGTTCAAAGTTTGATCGCTTACCCATGTCATTTACTCCTAAAACCAGATGTCATCTTCGGCCCATTCACGGCCTTCCAAATCCCATCCGAAATTGATCCAAATCCAGTCCCTGAGAGCAGGGTTAATTTTATCCATCGTACCCTCCGCATCGTGTCTGGTACTCGGTACTCTCCCTATAGGGAGAGAGTACCGTACCGTACCGCCACTCGCCTTGCCCCGGTAAGAGTACCGATAAAAGTACCGGCACCTACTAAGTTATTGTTTTTACTACATCCATCCGGTACTTTTTTGAAAAGTACCAAAAAGTACCGCGAGTACCAAGCCCTTTTTTTAGCCATTTTCACGTAAAAGCATCTGAGAGGCCATTTCGGGGCAAATTACGACCCATCCATGACCCTCTGGCTTGATGATTTCGGCGGTGGTCAGAGAGCCAATAAAGCGGTCCTGTTCGCTTGGTTTCATATGCTGTTTTGCAGTCGCTTCGGACAGGTCCAGCTTCTCTTTGATATACTCCATCATGGCCGATTTGGAGACGTATGGTTTCCCATCCACCAACTCTGCGTCGGTGTGGAACCAGCCGGAGACAAGCAGCTTTTTGAAGTTGTCTAGCTTGGAATCCTTCTTGCGCTCGGCTGGTGGGTCAGCCTTGACCAGTACTGCACTACCGACCGGCTCCCCGTCATCATCATACCAGCCGTCAATATGGACGATCTGAAGATGGGCATAAACCGGCTTGGCCTCTTCGGCATCCTTCGACTTGCGTTGAATGATTTGGAGCGGAGCATCGCCCTTGGCCGGGACAATGCTGATCTCGATCTCCAGCGCCCCCTTCCAGGCTGACGATCCACGCGCCCTATGCTGGGCCTCCTCCGATACACCAGTATGGTGTACGAGGATCACGCTGCAATCGAACTCAGTCATGAGCGCATTACAGGCATCGATCATTGTTTTGGCATCTTGGGCGCTGTTTTCATCGCCGTTCAGGAAGCGGTGGAGCGTATCGACCACAATCGCCTTGGGACGGTCAGGAAGGCCGCGCACGGCCTCTACCACCCGGTTGTACCCTTCAGCCGTGTTGAGATCGCATCCAGCCTTACTGACCCACATGGAGACATCACCGGCCTGATGGTGCTGCTTCCATGCTGCGATGCGGCCCCTGATGCCGTGGTGGCCTTCACCAGCCAGATAAACGATAGTGCCGGGATTGACCTTGTGGCCAAACCAATCTGGCTTGCCCGACGAAACGTGCAGACACCAATCCAGTACGACGAAAGTCTTACCGCCGCCAGACGGTCCATGCACCATGATGAGGGCGCGGTCTTGCAGCCAGTGCTTGACCATCCACTTGATCGGTGCTGGCTTGGTCGAGAACTCATTGGCGTTAATAAGCCAATCAGTTACAGGTGGTTGCAGCAGTATCTTCAGATCATGTCCATCATTGACATAATCGTTTGCATCACCTGGAACCGGGATGGTGATGGCTCTGGCACCATATTTGGCTGATGCCTGATCGGCGTACTTCTGGCCTGTCCCGCTGGCATCGTTATCAGCCACGATGACGATCTCTTGGATAGGCCCGTAGCGTTCGCGCAAGTGTCCGGTCACTGGCACCAAGTTTGATGCGGAGTAAGCCACGATACATGGACGGCCCATGATCTGGTGGATGGTTGCTGCGGTTGCGAAGCCTTCTGCCACATAAAGGACGCCGGGTTCGTCCATTGTCCCGACCATCCAGTAGCAGCCGCCTGTTTGTCCACCTGAGTGGTAGAGTTTGGAGCCGTCATCGGAAATGTACTGGAGCGAGGACAGGTGTCCGTCTGGGGAGTAGAGCGGCACCATGAGCCGTCCGTCACCAGTGACCCGTGCGCCATGAACGTCAATTCTCTTGCGTTGCAGATACTGGTGGCTGGAGTCGGCCAGCATTCCGCCTGACCAAATGGTTTCGACGGTATCGGCAGCTACCTCCCGCTGACGCTTGATCTCCTCATCCCTGATCCTGACGGCTTCACTGAGCCGCCGCGCATGGAGCATCTGCTCGGCATCTGACAGGGTGCGCCCAATGTCGGCGCGGAATGTCACTTCGACCCCGGCTCTCCAGCAGCCAAAGCGGCCCGCAGGGATGCCGTCGGGGAAAACTATGTACCAGCCGGACTTGTCGCCTTTGCCTGGTGAGCCTTTTGTCCCCGACCGGAAACGATGTAGTTTGCCGTCTAGTTGGATTTGATCTGGCGGCGTGATGCCCGCTGCCTGCATCGCGCTAATCAATTGAATTTCTGGTGGTTCTGGATCAATCTTAGATGGTGGGGACCAAGGACCACCGAATATGTTAGATAGGTCGGCCATGTCATGCCTCTCGTTATTGGGAGGCGGTATGTCGCATAAACCCATTGACACTGGCAAGAGGAAATGTATTTTGACCTTACCCAGCGACCGGATACCCCGACCGCAGGGATGGAGTAACAGTTATGGCGATTAACCTAAAGCGCACCGGGACGCTCGCGTCTAATGGTGTGAAGTTTATTGTGTACGGCCCGTCAGGTGCTGGTAAGACAACTTTGATTAAGACTCTGCCCAATCCGATCATTCTGTCGGCTGAGAGCGGGCTGTTGTCGATTCAGGACAGCAACCTTCCTTACATTGAGATTGCGTCCATGGAAGACCTTACTGAAGCCTTCCAGTGGGCATCTGGTTCGGATGAGGCCAAGGGCTTTGACTCGATTGCGCTGGACTCAATCTCGGAGATCGGTGAGGTCGTTCTCAATTATGAGAAGAAGGTCAACAAGGATGCAAGAGCCGCTTACGGCGCTCTATCTGAGCAGATGACTGACATCATCCGTGCATTCCGTGATCTGCCATCCAAGCACGTCTACTTCAGCGCCAAGCTGGAGAAGAGCCAAGACGAGATGGGTCGGCTGCTTTATAACCCGTCAATGCCTGGTAAGGCTCTGACACAGGCCCTGCCATATCTCTTCGATGAGGTTCTTGCGCTACGTGTTGAGCGTGATGCTGACGGTCAGGCCCAGCGCGCCATTATGTGCGATAGCGATGGTGTCTGGCTTGCCAAGGACCGATCAGGCAAGTTGGATGCTTGGGAAGCACCTGACCTTGGTGCGATCATTTCCAAAATCGGAGGGCAGTGAGATGGCATATGTAGTTGTCGAAAAGGCATGGGTTTATAACAATTGTACGGTAATTTGCCCGCATGAATTTGAGCATAATTTGCATGATTTGCTTGTTGGATTTTTTCTACCAAGCGGAACATTTTATGTAGAAAATGATGTGTCAGATGTCGAACAGGCTTGGAAATTAGTTAGCTATTTGAATGGCGGAAAAGAGCCATGAGCCTCTCCCAACTCTCAGCCAAATGGCTCGAGGCCAAGGCCCGCGAAGCACAGGCCACAAAAGACCGGCGTGACATTGAAGACCAGATGAAGGTTTTGATGGAGATGCCGGAAACCTTCGAAGGCACGAAGACGCTCAAGCCTGGTGGTTATGTGGTCAAGTACACTGGCCGCATCAACCGCAAGGTCAATGGCGACAAGCTACAGGAACTGGCAATTGAGCATGGTTTGACCGACCATCTTTCTAGCCTGTTTCGGTGGAAGCCAGAAATTAATCAGGTGGCATGGAAAGCGACTGATGCCGCCATTACCACCCCGCTGTTAGGGGCAATCACTTCGGAGGCTGGTCGCCCTTCGTTCGCAATCACTGTTGAGGAGTAAATACAATGGCGTTTCTTGGTGAAACCTTTTCGGTCAGCGATCTTCCGCAGTCCGAGCGTAACTATGACCTGATCCCTGAGGGTTGGTATACCGTCAAGATTACCCAGGCTGATGTAAAGCCCACCAAGTCTGGGACGGGTGAAAAGATCGATGTCCGCTATGACATCATGGGTCCGACCCAGCAGGGCCGAGTGATCTTCGGCAGCGTAAACATCCGCAATCAGTCTGCTCAGGCAGAACAGATCGGTCGCCAGCAGCTTGGCGAGATTATGCGCGCCATTGGTCTGGAGCGGATTGAAAACACCGACCAGATGATCGGTGGCGAACTTCAGATCAAGATCAAGATCAAGCAGCCGTCTGACAAGGATCGTGCGGCTGGTTACGATCAGGCCCGTAATGACATCGCTGGCTTCAAGGCTTGCGAAGGTCGATCGGCACCACTGCCAAGTCCGTCTGCATCGGCACCGGCTGCTACTGGGGCTGCAACTCCGCCTTGGGCGAAGAAGTAATTGGGATTGTCTCCACACGCCTAAGGATTGGGGTGAGCCAATCGATTAATGGTCTGGTTATCCGGACGGGCGCACTTGTGGGCTGACCTTTAAGGTCAGGGGTGCCGAGGGACACTACGACTTTTCCCTCACCTTTTTAGGAGTAGCATATGGCCGAGATACCACCGCCCATGAACCAATTGGTCAATTTGATCGATGCTTACCATGAGGAGCGCAATGGCCCGCCCCGTGGTCATATGGGCTGCTCAATGCTCGGCCATCATTGCGACCGCTGGCTATGGCTATCGTTTCGCTGGGCGGTGCGTGAAGAATTTCCTGGCCGGGTGCTACGTCTCTTTCGCCGTGGCCACAACGAAGAAAAGACGATCATCTCTGATCTACGCAATGTCGGCGTAGACATCCGCGATACCTTCAACGGTCGCCAGCGCAAGGTTGATTTTGGCGCGCACGTTTCCGGCAGCATCGACGGTATCATTGAGAAGGGTTTGCCTGAGGCACCGCGCACTCGGCATATCGCAGAGTTCAAGACGCACTCGAAGAAATCATTCGACGATCTGGTCAAGAACGGTGTCGAGAAGTCGAAACTGACCCATTATGTTCAGATGCAAGTCTACATGCACGGCACCGACATCAAGCGAGCCGTTTATGTTGCTGTTTGTAAAGACGATGATCGAATACACGTTGAGCGCATCGAATATAATAAGGAAGTTGCCCTCAAATATATCGAACGTGGTCGCCGCTTGGCACTCGACAATCGTATGCCTCCGCCAGTCTCGACTGATCCGACATGGTATCAATGCAAGTTCTGTGCCGCGCATAGATTCTGTCATGAGAAAAAGCCTACCAAGTTTGCCAACTGCCGCACATGCGCGCACTCGACCCCAATGGCGGATTCAACTTGGCGGTGTGAGCGCCATGAAGCTGACGGCATTCCAGAGGATTTTCAGCGCGAGGGATGTGACGATCATGTGCTGCATCCTGATCTGGTGCCATGGGAGTTTGAAGGATCGGACGATGGGTTACATGTAACCTGGCTGATCGATGGCAAGCGCATCCTAAACGGACCCAATGGTTACAAGAGCCGAGAGATTGTGGCTAATCCGGCTGCTGTTGGTAGTGAGCAGATCAAACAGATCAAGGATATTTGGCCTGATGCGGAGGTGATTGGCTGATGCTTCGTCCATATCAACGCCGCACGATCAATGATCTCTACGCTTGGTTTGAGAAAAACTCCAAAGGCAATCCGTGCTTAGTCCTGCCTACCGGAGCAGGCAAGAGCCACATTGTGGCCGCTTTGTGCAAAGAGGCTGTGCAGGAATGGCCTGATACACGCATTCTGATGCTGACCCATGTGAAGGAACTGATTGAGCAGAATGCCGAGAAACTACGCCAGCATTGGCCAAATGCGCCAATGGGCATCTATTCGGCTGGTCTAGGCCGTCGCCAACTTGGAGAGCCTATCACATTCGCTGGTATTCAATCTGTCCGAAATAAAGCTGAACAGATCGGACACATTGATCTGTGCATCATCGATGAGTGTCACCTTGTCAGCCACAAGGACGAAGGGGGCTACAGGACGCTGCTGGCGAGGTTGAAGGAGATCAATCCGGCGCTTCGGATTATCGGCCTGACAGCTACGCCATATCGGCTGGGCCACGGCCTGATTACTGACCAGCCAGCAATCTTCGATGAACTGATCGAACCAGTGTCGATTGAGGAACTGATCTATCTTGGGCATTTGTCCAGGCTGACATCTAAGACAACTGAAGCTGGATACGATCTGTCCGGTGTCCATAAACGTGGCGGAGAATACATCGAATCCGAATTGGCTGATGCGGTTAACACAGAGGAACAGAATGTCAGCGTTGTCGATGAGGTAATCAGCCGCGCTGGTGATCGCAAAGCATGGCTATTCTTTTGCACTGGTGTCGCTCACGCTAGGGCAGTGGCCGTGAAATTGATGGAGCGCGGTATCGTCGCTGATTGCGTCACTGGCGATACACCAAAGGCAGAACGCGAACAGATATTGGCTGACTTCAAAGCAGGCAAAATACGCGCCCTGACCAATGCTAATGTGCTAACCACTGGGTTTGACTATCCAGACATCGATTTGATTGCCATGCTTCGCCCTACCATGTCGCCTAGCCTGTACGTCCAAATGGCCGGTCGAGGGATGCGGGTCAAAAGCCATACCGATCACTGCCTGGTTCTAGACTTTGCAGGTGTGGTTCGTCAGCATGGTCCAATTGTCGCAGTCCAACCACCTAGAAAGGCTGGTACTGGTGATGCACCTACTAAAGAATGTCCTAAGTGTAATGAAATTGTTGGACTTGCATGTGAAATATGTCCTCAATGCGGACATGAGTTTACGATAACAGGAAATGGTAAAAATTTGAAATTGCACACGGATGACATCATGGGGATTGAGCCATCTGTGATGAAAGTATCAAAATGGATTTGGAGAAGACATATTAGCAAATCGAGTGGTAAAGAGATGTTAAAGTTGACTTATTATGGTGCATTATCCGATCCGGCTATTACAGAATATTTCCCAGTGACACACGATGGTTATATTGGTAAAAAATCAATCGAAATAGTCGTTTCTATTTGCCATAAATCACAGACCAATTTTGATAATGTATATGATTTAGATGAAGCTGCCGCCGCCTTGACATCTGGGACACCTCCAGCCACGATTAGGTATCGCAAAGATGGCAAGTTCTATAGAGTTATTAGGAGGGAATGGTAATGCCGCGTCATCCAAAGCCCCAAGGCTTGATCGATTACGAAGCATGGCTTGCCAAAGGCCCACCGCGTTATTGCTACAATTGCGATCACTATGGAGGCGACGGCAAATGCCTCGCCTTCAATGTTCATGTTCCATTCGAACACAGCCAGATGGCTGATTGCTGTCCAACATGGTCACAGGAGTTACCATTTTGAAAGACCAACTACCTTCAGAGCATTGGGAACAGGTTCAGGTCGTAAGCTGGTTCCGACGTAAGTACGGACCAGTTCGTATCTTCGCCATTCCCAATGGCGGATGGCGCTCAAAAGCCACTGCGATGAAGCTGAAGGTAGAAGGTGTGGCGCGTGGTGTGCCTGACCTATTTGTGCCACAGTTCAATCTCTGGATTGAAATGAAGCGGGCCAAAGGTGGTAGGCTATCACCAGAGCAGCGCGATTGGATTCGCTATCTTGAAGAGGTAGGCAACACCGTTCTGGTGTGCCATGGCCATGAACACGCTATGGAGCAGATAGACGCATTCATGGCCGAGCGGTATTAGTCTTCTAGGCCCTTTTCGACCATTTCAATCTGAGCCTTGAGAACGCGCAGAATGTGTTCGATCTCCCCTTTAGGAATCTCATCTTCTGTGCGGCTCAGGGATCGAACCAACAGTTCTTCGATGCGCTTCAATCCTGCGGCGCTCATGGGCGTTCCACCTGACGGCCAGCGGCCATAGCGAAATTCAACTTATCTGCATGATCGCGCCATAATGCGCTGAGAAGTTTCTTAGACATCATTGTCATTGCCTTTCGCTCTAATTCCAGTGCAGCGGTTAAACTTCCTTCAATACGATCAGCCATACTTCTCTGCTTTCTCCAATAGTTGCTGTGGGGTTAATACATTTCGACCCACTCGCCAGAATTTGCCGGTTGGGTTGTAAAGACCGTTATCATTGCAGCGGTTCACAGGAAAGCGTTCTTTGCGAAGAATGTCAGCCGCCACCTCATATTCGTCCTTTGGCTTGACAAATTCTGCTGGCACATGGACCCGGCCCATCATCGACAGGCGGTTCTTTTTTGGTGCAACATAACGCTTGGTCTCAACGCCAGATTCCTTGCACCAGCGATCAATCGTCCCTGACCACTTTATGCCGTAGTGGCGTAGCAATTGATACTTGCACATAGTCGGCGCGACTTCGGCAAAATCTTCTGGGACTGGCTGGGCATTGTACGATGACCGGCGATAATTCGGATCATTGTTAACATAATCTGCCCGCATCTTGGCAATCCTTTTCAGCGATGGGGCAGTTCCAAACGCATCTTTGACCAGCTTTTGAACGTATGCTGGTGTGCCATGCTCACGCACCAGGGCATAGGCCATAGCGGTAGCATCATCGTATTGCATGGTTACTCCTATTGCTTGTTGATGGCCTGAGCATATGCCCAAAAAAGTGTTTGACAAGCCTAAAATGAGAGATCAGGATCAAGACATAAATTTTGATATGGAGACTAACATGACCGTACTTGATAACATCGCTGAAACTGAAGTTTTGATCGAAGCTGCTTTTGCGCTGGAACGCCATGAGCGTCTGCGTAAGGAGATGCGCGAAAGTGAGGAACGTATTCGTAAACTGTGCCGCAAGTATGATGATGTGGCTGGAACATGGGGCTTTGCACCGCATAATCTGGCTAATGAATGCAAGGCTCGGGGTCTGATGGCATGACCCAAGAACGCACGATGATCCCAATCGACAACGATCTGGCCGATTACATCGTTGGCTGCTGGCTGCTCCAGCACATGGACTGGGCGCTAGACACCTACGAGAGCGCCACGATTGAAGAGGACAAGTCAGCCGCAGCGGCAGACATCTTGGCCTTCGAACGCATCTACCACTACGTGACAGGCGAGCGGGCGCTGGAGAAGAAAGATGACTGACATCGAAAAGAAAGCACTGGAGCAAGCGGTGGCAGCCGCTGGGCGGCGGATGCAAGACTACGCCATTATGGCCGAGGGAAACGTCCTACGCCAGTCTATCGTTGCTCACGCCCGCGCCATCGAACAGCACGAAGCCTTCCGGCAGGAAGTGAGCGATGCGATAACAGGATTTGACGAGTACGGGACAGAAGCCGCGTGGGAGAGGCTGTCCCGCTTCATCATCGCCAAGCCCGACCCACTGGTTGAGGTGATTGCCACTGCCTTGCGCGAAGGCTCTCCATTCGATGAGGACGGAAGCCACGACTACACTGCCGAGGCAAAAGCAGTTGCTTCGGCCATTCGCGCCCGTGGCCTTGAGGTTCGCAAGATCGGGGAGAGCGAGTGATGGCGCGCGAGATTGCACAATGGGCTTTAGCCATGATCTTTGCAGGACTGGCCGTCTTTGTATGGTTCGCCATTGTTAGCGTGGTGGTGGTGGCAATTCAGGACAAGGAACGCGGCAATGACTGACGAAGCAAAGGCGCTGGTGGAAAAGCTACGCGACGAGGACAGCTATTACCGCCTTCAAGAGAAGCACTGGTGCATCGACGCTGAAGAACTGGAACGCCAGCGTCTAGCAGCCGCCGACCGTATTGAGCATCTTGAGCAAGCGTTGCGGGAGATAATTGACTTTGGCGATGGCGATACTGGCTACGGAAATAGCTGCGCCAAGATCGCCCGCGCAGCACTCGCAGGAGACAGCCATGACTAAGCAGCTAACCCCGCTACGCCGCAAGGATCAGGCCACTGGCTACCAAGCTGCGGTCAGGGATATTGCGGCGTGGTTGCGGGAGGATGACTTTATCCTGACCGCAGAGGAACTCGAAGCCAAGTTCGGAAAAGCCAATGAAACTAGAGATTAATTACTCAGAACTAGACGAAAAATACTGGATTAGCACTGGCGATGAAGTCCACTGGTTTGATGGACCGCAGGCCGCACAGGACGGTCTTCGCCAGCTTGAGATCGATCAGGCTGTTAATGAAGAGGTTGCTCTCATCACCAAATGGCTTACAAAGTTGGGCCTAACGCAGTGCGCTGCGGCAATTGAGGCGAGGGATTACCGCAAATGACCAATGAAGACGCAGAACTGCTAGGATGGCGACTGCTGGAAGATGCCGACAAGCTGCGTCTGTTTGTCCCCGACCACATTGCCCGGTTCCGCTTTGACTATAAGGGTCAGGAATTTGAGGTGCGGATTTTTATCCCGGCTAACGCACCATCTCGGGAGTAACCATAACGCGGCCAACTGGACCGTATTCCTTGTGATAGGTTATCGCCCAGGCTGCGCGATCCGCGATCCAGCCGCCACGGGCCGCATAGGCATCTCTGGCCGCTAGTGTTGGGTGCTGCACTACCGTCACCCCGTTGTATTCCTTTTCGTCACGGTGGTGCCTGTGGCCGCAGTGAATCTCGCGGCGTTTAGTAGCACCCCAAACTTCTGGGAACTGAGCGGCAAAGAGCAGAGGCAAGTTTTCGTTCTTGACCTTATGCCCATGGTGAATGCCGAGCATCACCTTGCCCCATTGATGGCAATAGAAGGGCAGTGCGCTATTATCGACAGTCAGGCGCGGCTCATTATCATATAGGACGGCCATCATGTCTGACAGCCATCCAGTGCCTTCTTCGTCGTGGTTTCCTTCGGCAATGACCAAATGCAATGTGTCATGCTGGCCAAGTGCCATGCGAACCATCTCGCGGATGATACGGATCGCAGCGCGGCGTATCTTCGGATAGCGGCTATCGGAATCCAGAATATGGCCATGCGCCGGGGTCACCGGGGTCTTTCCGTCCGTATGGAGAAAGTCACCTTGGATATTGATGATGCCATGCGATGCGCGCGGTGCATTGCTGATCATGTAGGCATAGGCATTGAGCAGAGTTTTCTCGGCAATCGCCAAGTCCCAGTCTGCACCGCCCTCTTCATGCCAGGCCAGCATACCGAGGTGATAGTCAGTGAAGGTATAAAGGTTGCATAACGCCGCCACAGTCATATCTGGAGCGGATACTGCATCGACTGGCTCTATCTCTTCCTTGAGAGCGTCTACGGCCTCTCTGAGAGCCTCTAGCAGCGCCTCATGCTTCAAACTGGACTTGACCCACTGACCAGCCGCGATCCCGTCCTTGTCGTAGTAGGTGGATACACCCTTTACCACATAGCCATCTGGAACCGTGTGGATCATGTCGTGGCTAGGAGAGTGGCCAGCCATTGCTGCCCGCTTTTTGATAGATTGGATACTTCTCCAAGCCGTCTTGCGGTCTATGCCAAGCCGACTGGCAATGCCGCGTACACTGCCAGTCTCTTTATAAATTTCGAGAAATTCTCGTTGCCGATCCGTGTTAGCAAACTGAAAAAGTCCATCGTCAAAGTCTGTCATTTTGCTAACTCCTGATGGCCGTTACTTTTTAGGCCACGCCTCAACCGTCAAGCGGTGCTTGACAGCGCATTCTGCATAGGCGTTGAGAAGATCGACCTCCCACATGATCCGGTCAGGATCATTCAGCGGGAAGTCTTTCACTGTCTGACACGGTGCTGCCAGGTTTGCCGGTAACTGCGGCATTGGTTGCATTACGCGCGTCGTTGAGCAAGCTGGCAGCGCCAGCAGGAACGGCACAATCAGCAGAGATTTTGCGGTCACGATACACCGTCCTGATCTTGGTTGTGGTTTCAGTGGAGCGATCATCAAGGGCCGCTCTGACGATCTCATAATCAGCAGCCAGATTGTTTGCCTTAGCATTGGCGGCATCACGAGCCGCATAAGCCTGCTCAATAGCTTTGGCTTCACGAGACTTGTAGCGCCAGCCATTGATGGTCCATCCAGCCGTAAACGACAGCATGGCGGCAACAGCCACAACAAACCCAATCGGTGGTTTAATCAGCGTCATTTATGCCTTTGACCTTTCCCCATTCACGGACAGCAAATGCACCAGCCGTAGCAGTGACTAGCAGCGACAGCCCGGTGAGATCAGTGACGTTGCCTTGTAGCGGGAGAATGACACCGTGGACGGCCATAGTGCCTGCTATCCAGACGCAAGTTGCGGGCCTCCACCAGCGGCGAATAAATACCAGAGCGCCTTTCTCAAACGCTTTAAGGCGCTCGCGGAGCGTCATGGCAATCTCTTGGCCAAGATTAGTGCGACCATTTCAATGTCACGCACCCGCTTCATCCAGCCCTTGCCGAATGTCGGATAAGTCTTGAGCAGCTTGTAGTACTCGCGGCGCATGTCCTGATAGATCATAACGGCTTCAGTCTTGCCACGTTCGCGCACAAACTGGTTCATTAGCGATAGGCTATGCGGGCCAAGGACCCCATCTTCCTTTGCACCAACCATGCGCTGGAGATAGCGAGCAGCCCGATTGGGACCGGCATTCACGCCAAAGTCAAACACGCACAGATCAACCCCATATGGTAAATCATCGCAGTGAATGGAGTCCCAATACTTGACCTTGTAGAGCGTCTGGACATGGGCCACAGTCAACTTACGCATGATAGCTTCGTTGACCTTATAACCAACCCAATCCTCATAGGTCGCTTGGGTCACGCCAAGGTTGGTTGCCTTTCCTGGGTCCTTGGGATGGTTTGAATATCCACCCTCGTGGCGAAGGACTTCACGTAGGCAAGTATCGAAGTTGCCCTTCATGGCTCCTTCTCCATCATTTCCAAATTGGCTGCAATCCTTACATCATCTGGGGAAAATTGCAAAGCCAGTTTAGCTTGGGCGTTTGCCTGGTCCTTCAGGCCCAGATGCCATGCCGCAATTGAAGCATAATCATGCGGCAATGCACCCCATACTTCTGGATCGACCGTGTAGACCAATTCCCGGTTCTTGATCGCCAGTGCAGACATGGCAGCGCCATAGCATTCAGCCCACTGCTGCCGCTGATAAGCCAGTTTGGCAATCTCGCACCATGGTTCGCGGGTGCCAGGTGCCTCTACGACTCCAAGACGGGCACAGCGAATGGCATTGTTCCAATCGCCAAGTTCAGCGTAGCAACGCGACATGACCCGGTAGGCATAGCATCGCTCATTGGGCCAATTTGCGCCAGGTAGGGCGAGGTATCGCTCACACTCACGGATGGCATCGCCCCATTGGCGATGGAAAGACAACTCGCGGGCATAGTAGAAGGCGTTTCTAGGATCATTGGGGTCTTCCTTTACCGACATTTCCAGCAGATGCAGATACTGGCCACGGCTCTTGGTGTTGTCCGGCTTATGGACCACCAGCAGCATATCGGTCTGAGCGTACTTCTCTTCGATCAGGTACGGAATCGGGTACTCATGGCATGGATGAGTCCAGCGATACCCATGCCGTGCATGAATCTTCTCATAATAGAAGGCGATGCCAGCGCCCCAATCAAACTTGTAGCGCAGCCGGGTGGTGCCTTCTTTCCAGACCCGTTCAATCTCTTCACGCCATCCTGGCTGAAGTTCTTCGTCCAGATCAAGGCTGACACAGATGTCGATGTCACGCGGGATTAGAGCCAAGGCAGCATTGCGAGCATCATCAAAGCGCCAAGGTGTGATGCAAATATGCTCCACCTTAGCGCCGTGCCTTTTGGCCAATTTAACTGTGTCATCGGTGCTTCCTGTGTCAGCAATTAGGATGAGATCAGCATCCTTGGCTGAATCACAGAACCGCTTTACGTGCTTCTCTTCATTCTTAGAGATCGCGTATACTGCTATTTTCATTCAGGCTCCTGTGGCCAAGTGATGTTGAATGGGTCCGTCTGCGTCGTAATGTCACGCAGTTCCTGACGATATGCTGCCCAAGCTACGCCGTCAACCGGTGCATCGGAAAGCTGCGTCCAGTCGCAGTTTTCCAGCTTTGTGTTACGGAGAGCGCGAACGCTTTCCCACTGTGCGGCAGTCAGCGCGTCAATCGCTTCCTGATCCATATCAGACACGCCGTACTTGGTGTACCACTTGCCTTCGATCTGCTCTACGCCATCGCGATAGACGACTTGGAACCGCGTATGCTCCGGCTGCGGCGCTTCAAACACCGGGTCGATGCCCAGCGCGTCGAAGTCGTCCTGCGTCAGCGACACCGGCAGCGAAGTGTTGGGGAACTGTGCGGCGAGGTTCGTGACGATCTCGCCAGTTTCACGGATGCGGTATTCAGGCATGGGTTTGGCTCCTATGCAATGGCGAGATAAATGTAGGTCGCGCCGTTCACGTTAATGTTACAGGTCGCTTCCTGATTGACGATAATCCCGGTGCTGTCGGTGTCTACTGCATCGGCGCTGGTGTCTTCGGCAGCGGTTGAGTTAAGACGCAGAGCAGGGTCAGCGGCAGCGACAATGCCGCGTGCGCTGTCGTAAACCCACCAATCGCCCGCGCTATCGGTGCGCTTCACAAGGAAGAACCGCGCCCCATTGCTGAATCCGCAGTTGATCGTCTGGCTGCTACCGTTGCCGGTGTAGCTTCCGACCTTGCTTACCCCCGGTGTGGAGGCGAAGAGGTAGGCTACGTAGGTGCTCCCAGACAGGTTTATGGGATCGCTACTGCCAACATAAAATACGCTGGATGTCGGCGCGGTTGAGTTCCATACAGGACCAATATTCGCGGCTGCAAAGTTACCTTGCAGAGTGAGTGAATTAACTACGCCAACGTCTTTGTTATAGACCGGCCAGCCGTTCACAGCGTTTCGAACTTTAACAATCATCAGCTCAGGCGCAACGCCAAGATTGTGATTGACCGCGCGGCCCGCAACACTATTGCCCGTGTAGCACACCACATCGAAGAAGCCGGGGGCGCGGCGGAAAGACCAATTTACGTGGTTACGCCCGCTGAAGTTGATTGATGCACTCCCCTGGTCAGCGCCAGCAACATACCCGTCCATGCGATCGAACCCAGACAGGCCGATCGCCGTGGCAGCTTCCGTTGTCTCAGCGGAGGTGGTCGTTGTTTCAATCCGACGCGCCGCGCCGCGCAGGCGGTCGTAGCTTGCTTCGTTGTTTACGTTAGCGCGAGCGCGGCTCCACACCATGTCAGTGACAATACCAGTGGTCCGAACAGTACCGGCCGTAGAGTTCCCGGCGTAGGTAATGGGCGCAAACACGCTCGTACCCACCGTAGGCGTTTTCATAGGGCCGCGACGGATGGCAATATAAACGAAATTTCCACTTGGATTGACGAAGCCCGGAGCAATAACAAAACCTGTGGATGTTGGGTATACCGCCCCGGCGCCTTGGTTTGCTTCTGCCGCAGTGGCATTTGGAGCAAGAGAAAGTGAGTTTCCAGCGACAGACATTCCCCGCATGGTATCAAATGTAAACCAGTTAGATGTGGCATTGCTTTGCTTTATAAGAACCCATTGCGGTTCCCAACCAAGGTTTACCGTGGCGTTGCCGCTGCCGTCAGTCGTAAACGACCCACACTGAATAATCCCGTCCGCCGTTGGATCGTGGGCGAAGAGGTAGGCAACGTAGGTTAGGCCGTCGGCGTTAACCCAATCGTCCGTTCCGACAGTAAACTCAGTTGCGGTCGGGTTCGTATAATTCCAAACAGCAGCAATATTAGCTGCTGAGGAGGCAGCCGTGGTATTCAGGACTAAATAGCCTGTAGTCCCAACACTGCGATGATAGACCCGCCACGCCGACGCAGTACTTGTACATTTAACAAGAATACAGCCCGGAGCCACGCCAAGGCTGTGCGGGATGGTGCGGTTAGTTGCGTTTCCTGTCCATGTCACAACATCAAAGAACTTTGGCGCTTTACGGAAGCTCCATGAAGCAAATGTCGTCCCAGATTGATTTGAGCCACTTGAAGACCCGAGCGTAAATCCGTTTGTGCCAAAGCTAGTCAGCGTAGTTGAGTCGGTTCCGGTGGCGTTAGTAGAGTTTGAGATAAGGTATTTGGTCGCGCCCTGCGCTGTGTCGAAAAGCAGATTTGAGTTTGCAACAGAGCGCGACTTAATCCACACCATCCCGCCCTTACCAGACAGGTCAATGCCGTTAGTGATGGTCTGCGTCGAGCCGTTACCCGTATACAGGTACGTGCTGAACACGTCCTCGACGTACAGCTTCTCTTCGCCACCAGCGGATAGCAGCATCCGGTCAAGCATTACTTGCTGTCCTTCATAAGCTGCACACCGCGCCAAGTGGTGCCGCCGTCATCGGTGATGAAGCCCAGAACATCGACGCCGGATGCAACGAGAGTCGGTGCAGTACCACCCGGCCACTTGATGCCGGAGAACCACGTCTGCGTACCCGTTCCGCCGTTGGTCAGTTCGAGGATGAAGCTGAATGCGCCAGTCGCCGGAACATTGGTAACTGTCCAAGTCAACGCACCAGAGGCTGTCTTGGTGAAGTAGCTACCGACAGAGCAATCAATGGCAGATGCAGCAACAGCATTGACGGTGGACTTCGACGCATCAAGAATCGCACCAGTCATAGTCTTGTTAGTGAGAGTCTGAGTCCCCGTGGTCGTGACATATGTTGAGGTGTCGGGTGCAGGGCCGGTAGGGCCAGTTGGGCCTGTAGAACCAGTAGAGCCGGTAGGTCCAGTCGGTCCAGTTGCGCCGGTAGCCCCAGTATCACCCTGAGGCCCAGTCGG